ACCTGTCAATCAGTTAAGAATGATGGAAGATGCTTTAGTAGTTTATCGTATCGCAAGAGCACCTGAAAGAAGAATATTCTATGTAGATGTAGGTAACTTACCTAAATTAAAAGCAGAGCAATATCTTAATGATATAATGGTTAAGTTTAAAAATAAACTTGTCTATGATGGTGATACAGGTGAAGTAAAAGACGATAGAAAATTCATGAACATGCTAGAAGACTTTTGGATGCCACGAAGAGAAGGCGGCAGAGGTACTGAGATTACTACACTAGGGGGAGGTCAGAACCTAGGTGAAATCGAAGATGTAGAATATTTTAAAAAGAAAATGTTCTTAGCATTAAATGTGCCACAGTCTAGAATGCAACCTGAAAGTGGTTTTCAACTAGGTAGAGCAACAGAGATTAATAGAGATGAACTTAAATTTACTAAGTTTGTTCAAAGACTAAGAAAAAGATTTGCTGAGTTATTTCATGACTTACTCAAAACACAATTAATACTAAAAGGTATTGTGTCTGAAGATGATTGGGAAACTATCAAGCAAGATATTAGATATGACTTTGTAAAAGATAATCAGTTTACTGAACTTAAAAATCAAGAGATATTAAGAGAAAGAATAGGATTATTGAGAGATACACTAGAGTTTGTAAACGGTGAACAACCTAAATTCTACTCTCAAACATGGGTAAGAAAGAATATCTTAAAACTTACCGATGACGAAATAGAAGTCATAAATAATCAAATAAAGCAAGAGATTGAACTAGAACAACCACCAGAAGGTGAAGAAGGCGAGGAGCAATTCTAATGAGTGAAGAGAATATCAAAGATTTTATAAACGATGTATCAGACGGAGAGTTAAGTGCCGCTAATGATAAATTCGAAAAAATCATGAACAGTAAAGTAGCAGATGCTTTAGAACAACAAAAAGAAAAAGTATCTAAAAATTTATTTAAAGATAAAGAAGAAACAGAGGAATAAATGTCAATTACACTTTCACAGGTCAAAAGAACTATTGAACTTTATGAAAAGGTCAAAATCGGACCTGGCGAAAAAGTAGTTAAGACAGATAAAGTCGGTCGTAAGAAAAATATCGAAATGACTTTAACTAAAAAGGGAAGACAATTTTTTATTTACTTTGATGGCGAAAAATATGCTAGACCAGTAAATAAAGAAAAAGATGCAGAAAAACTTGTAAAAGATTATCTTAAATTAGTAGGAGAAGAAGTTGCTAATGTATTTGATATCTTAGAAGTACGAGGTAAAGCAGGATCAGACGATGGTGATGAAGATGCAGATAAAAACATCATCATGCAACTATACAAAGTAATATCTCTCAGAGGTATGAAACCTGTAGAGTTTGACGATGGTAAAAAAGTAAAAATTAAACCTCAAGATGCAAAAAGAATTTTAGACTATTATGGTAGACTAAGAAAACCATCAGACAAATTAAATTTACAAAAACTTATTACTCGTAGCAAAAAAGATTTTGATAAAGGTCTTAAAGCAGTAATGGGAGAAGAAGTAGAGATATGGGAACAAGCAGTAGAAGTTGCTGAAGATGTTCAAGACATATTTGTAAAACAAGGTGATGTAAATAAGATTGCAAGTCAGATAGCAAGAAGTGCCAAAGGTTTAGGATTAAAATCTGCCTTGATGGGTAATCAAGTTAGAGTAAAAGGACCTAAAGGAAAAGTAAATGACTTTTTAAGAGCAGTTATTGGTAAGTCTTCAATGGGTAACGCAACACAAGTTGGAAGAAGCACACCTCAAATAGATAAGATGCTAAACAAACAACTTAAAGCACAATACGATATTACAGAATTTAAAAAAATGAAAGTTACCATTAGAGATATGGACAATAGAAAAAAAGCAATCTCTGATTTGAAAAAACAAAGATTAAATGTAGCAGTTTCAGGTGGGGTAATTAAAGTAGATGGTAGAGGTAAAGATTTAAATAATATTGCTAAAGACTTAATGAATTTTTATGGTGCTAATGTAGTTGCCGAAGAAGTTGAACTTGATGAAGCAATCAAATACAAATTTGTTGCAGTAGATACTAAAGGTAAAATTATTGGATTTTCATCTAAGGAATCAGATGCAAAAGATATGGCAAGAAGAAACAACGGTGAAGTTCATAAACTAAAGAAACCTATGGCACAAAAAGTTGGTGACATGGAGATTAATAAACCTTTTAATCCTGTATTGAAAGCAGAGTATATGGATGAAGAAGTTGAACTTGATGAAAAACAAGAGCAAGGATTCTTAGTTAAAATTCCAGGCATTGGGGAGTTGATAATAAAAGCAAAGAATAAAGCAGAAATTCGAAAGATGTTAATTAAGAAGTTTAAAAAGATAGATGATTTTGAAATCAATCCCAAAAGAATGCTTGAACCACAAATAAAAATGTGGCATCGTAAGAAAGGTGGTATGGCACCTGACGATGAAGAAGACAATAATGAAGAATAAAAGTGAATTTTTTTATAAATAATAGTAGTAAAAGATAAAAGGATAAAAGATGGCAATAGGACAACGATTTCTGAAGGTTACCAAAACAACCAATGTGGTTAGTGTAACTGGAGGTGCTGGGAATACGACTATTGATATAGACGGAGCAAATTTCAGAGCGCCTAGTCAAACTGCATCATCACCTACTGTAGGAATTAAAGAAATCTTTTGGTCAGGAGATGTAACAGTAGAGAGTGCCTCTACAGGTACTATCAGATTTGATAGTGGTAATGTAGGCACATCGGGTCACTTTATACTGCCTGCTTTAGAAAACTCTGATAGCGATGAAGATATCAAAGTTACTGTAGGTACAGGAAGTGGCACTTGTATTTTAGTGTTAAAGAAACTAACAGGATATGCAGGTATCTAATGAAACTAATAAGAGAAGAAATTAACGATGTAAACTTTCTCTCAGAAGAGAAAGACGGGAAGAAAGACTACTTCATAGAAGGCGTTTTTATGCAGTCTAATGTGAAGAATAAAAATGGTCGTATCTATCCTAAAAATGTAATCGAAAGAGAAGTCTCTAGGTACAATAAAGAGTTTGTATCTAAGAACAGGGCGTTTGGTGAGTTGGGACATCCAGATGGACCAACAGTCAATCTTGAAAGAGTATCACACATGATTAAAGACCTTTCTATGGAAGGTGATAATGTCATGGGTAAAGCAAAGATAATGGATACTCCTTATGGTAAGATTGTGAAAAACTTGATGGACGAAGGCGCTACTTTGGGGGTAAGTTCTAGAGGAATGGGATCTCTTAAACCTAAGAAAGAGGCACAAGAGGTTCAAAATGATTTCTATTTAGCGACTGCCGCCGATATAGTTGCGGACCCATCTGCTCCAGAGGCGTTTGTAAATGGCGTCATGGAAGGTAAAGAGTGGGTTTGGGATAACGGAATCGTAAGAGAAGAAGTTGTCTCAAATTATAAAAAACAACTTACTGAAACTAAACTTTCAGACTTAGAAGAAAAGAAACTAGCAGTATTTGATAGTTTCATTAAAAGTCTGAAATAACATAAATATAATTACTAATTAAATATAGGGAGTAACATCAAATGTCAGTAGAAGAAAAAATCAGAGAACTTTTAGAGGCAACTGCTCCTGGTAAATCTGGTGTAAAAGCAGAACCTATGCCGAAAATCGCTAAGAATAAAGAAGATGGCGATATGGAAGACACAGGTCCAGCAGTAACAGATCCAGAACAAGCAAAAGGACCAGACGCATCTAAAAAAGTTAAAAAAGCGGCAGTACCTGGTGGGGAAGCAAACAAAGGCGAACCATCAATCAAACCTGGCGCAACTAAAGTAAAAGCAGAAGAAGTTGAAGAAGACGAAGACAAAGATGAAATCGTTGAAACTGCTAAAGATGATGAGGAAATGAAAGAAAAGAAAAAGAAACTTGCGGCGATGAAACATGATGATGAAGAAATGAAAGAAGAAGATGATGAAGAAGTTTCTGACGAAAAAGAAGACGATGATGCTAAAGAAGAAGACATGGATGACGACATGAAAGAAACCATGAAGAAAACTAAGCAAGACATCGTTGCTATGTACGGCAAGAAGTTAATGTCTATGAATAAAAAAGACTTAGCGGCATCTTATCATAACATGGCATCTGGCAAAATGCCTATGAATGCTATGAAAAAAGAAGATGTTGATATGTCTGCAGATGTAGATGCATTAACTGAAGGCGAAAATCTTTCAGATGAGTATAAAGCAAAAGCAAAAACGATTTTTGAAAGTGCAGTTAACTCAAAACTAGCAGAAAAAGTTGTAGAGTTAGAAGAGCATTACGACAATCAACTTGCAGAGCAAACTGAAAAAGTAAAAGAAGACTTGGTAGAAAAAGTTGACGATTATCTTTCTTACATTGTTGAGCAATGGACTAAAGAAAACGAACTTGCTATCGAAAAAGGTCTTAAAACAGAAATCACAGAAGACTTTATTGTATCTTTGAAGAAAGTATTCGAAGAGCATTATGTTGATGTACCAGAAGATAAGTACGATGTTCTAACTTCTCAGCAAGAAAAAATTGCTGAATTAGAAGGTAAACTTAATGAAGAAATTGAAAAGAATGTCAACACTTCTAAAGAAATCAACGACCAAAAGAAGTCAGATATGATTAAAGAGCATGGAAGTGATTTAGCAGAAACACAAAAAGAAAAGTTTCAATCACTTGCAGAAGGAATTCAATATGAGAATGATGATAAGTTTGCGGAAGAACTAAAGACTATAAAAGAGTCCTACTTCCCAAAGGTTGCCAAACCAATCGAAGACGCCGAAGTTGCTGAGGAAAACGAAGAGAAATCTGAAGTCAACTTATCGGGTGATATGAAAGCATATGCATCTTTCATTTCCAAAAGCACTAAGGCAAACTAATATTATAAATATAAGAAGTAAAAATAAAAACGAGGAGAACTAAGATGTTTTTAACAGAAAACCTTCAAAGTAAGTGGCAACCAGTTCTAGAGCATCCTGATTTACCAGAAATTAAGGATTCTTATAGAAAAGCGGTTACTACTGTTATCTTGGAAAACCAAGAAAAAGCGATGAGGGAAGATAGAGCAACACTTACAGAGGCAGCACCTGTCAACGATGCGGCGGCGATGCCTGATACTGGTGGAGTTGCGAAATTCGACCCAATTCTTATCTCACTTGTAAGACGAGCAATGCCTAACTTGATTGCATACGACATTTGTGGCGTGCAACCAATGACTGGTCCAACTGGTCTTATATTTGCGATGAAATCTAGATTTAGTACACAAGGTGGTACTGAAGCATTATTCAACGAAGCAGACACAGACTTTTCTGGTGTTGGCACACATGCTAACTCAAACCCAGTTGAGTCCCCTTATACTTCAGGTACTGCGGCATCAACCGCAAACGGTGAAGCACTAGGAGATGGTTCAGTTTCTATGGGTGATAGTGGTCAGTTTAACCAAATGGCATTCTCAATAGAGAAAACTACGGTTACTGCTAAAACTAGAGCATTAAAGGCAGAATACACTCTTGAACTTGCACAAGACTTGAAAGCAGTTCATGGGTTAGATGCAGAAACAGAATTAGCAAATATTCTTTCTGCAGAAATTCTTGCTGAAATCAATA